TAGATCAATATCAGAATCTGGTCTAGGAGTACCATAAACTTGACTACCTGTAAAGTAAGACTTTAAAATATTCATGACTCGCTCCCACAAAAGAATCTAGGAAATTCTACATCTAATTCTATAAGTTCATCGAGACTCTCACGAAAGGTCAAAATCCGTCCATCGTCCATCTGCATCTCCAATGTACTCATATCATCTTCTGAAACCGCCTGTAACTGATCCACTCTCAAGTCACCAGGACTATTCTCCCCAACTAGCTCTAAGCGGTGACTGTAACACGCTACAGGCGAGGCACCGGCCCAATATTCATAACCATCTTCATCCATATTGTAGATCTTTATGGTCCTACGTCTATAATCTTTAAGCGCTTTTGCAAAATCAACCATACAAATCCATATGAAATCTAGATACTCCACAAATAGAGCAAGCTACACTCCATCCTCGTTCTTGTTCTGCGTACTCTTCACGATTTTCTGGAGTATCCTTAACAGTAGAATAATCTGCCAATATAAGAACTCCACCATTCTCATCACACTTATGTTTATCTTGGTTGGGGGTAGTGAATATCTCACTCGTCATTGATGGCATTTATTATCCTTAAGCAAAGGCTCTAATCATCGCATTTTGCAAGTCATCTCTATAAATCCAGGCTACACACTCATATTTGGTCAAGATTCTGCCTCTAGAAGTTCTATTTGCTACAAAGTGATTGCCTTTGGTAAAGACACAATACTCCATCACCTTATATGTGGTTAGAACTATTGTTTGTGCACCTTCCTGAGGTACATCAAATCTCCAATCATTTAGTTCTACCTCAATCTTTTGAATCTGTGTATTGGAAGCCATAATGTATTATTCTAGCAATGCTCAGGCGTTTTGGGACTGTACAATGTATGTTTCAATGATTATTATATCTAAACGTATCAGACGAACCTTGACGTACATTAGACTACAGTGGTGATAATGAGTCATTGAACAAAATACCAAATTTTCAAAACTTTTATTGGGGAAAGGTGATCTTCTCCCTCACCCTTCCCCTGCAAACGGTGCAAACCCAATGAACCGTTTGCAAAATTGCGAGAATGGCACTCCAACAGGGCGTCTTTGTGCCATTCTCTCTGCTGCACGTCTCCCACACCGTGCAACAGATATGTATGGATAGTGGCCTTGAGCTTAGCAGGACCTTTGATCTTTTCTCCGCTCGGTGCTCCCCCATCAAGCATATCAGGCATAGCTCGACTATGGATTATTGGGATTCCCCCGCCGCAGTGATACCCTTCGGCCTTTCTCCGGTCTTTATCACTATCCAATCTTTTATCAAATATCCCTAAGTCGTTTAGTTTCAATATTTAACCATTGAATACATTATATACTGTTTTTTATAAAATGTAAACAGTGTGATAAAAAAAGTTATCTAAAACGCCCATTCCTCAGACTTAGGTTCCGCCGGTGGACCGCTATGCGTAGGCTCAGCAGGAGCATCTTGAGGCTCATTCTGAGACTCTTTACCCTGCGCATTGTTACCACCGCCAAGAAACTGACAGTCAGTCGCTTGCACGTCTAAAGTATATCTGTTTTGCTGTTCCTTATCTTGCCACTCATCAACTCGAAGACGGCCTTCGATATATACTAAGCTACCTTTCGTAAGATACTTAGCAATGTTCTCGGCCATGATCCTCCAAGCCGTAACCCTGAACCATGTCACAAGTTCTTTAGACTCGCCGGCATTGTCCTTACGTTTTTCATTAGTGGCCATCGTGAATGTGCAAACTGCGATACCTTGAGGCGTATATCTCAGCTCTGGGTCACGGCCCAGATTGCCAATGATTGTGATTTTGTTAAAAGACATAAGTTTTAGCTGCTCCTTTTTAGTCGAATGAAATCCCGAAAGTCTTGCAAAATTGTGCAAAAGTTTCTTCAAAACTCCATTGATCAACGTCTGCAGGAATATCCATCTTAAGTATAATCTCTGCGAGTGATTTAGAGTCATCTACTTCTGTGATATTTCTTTCTAGTCTACGATCACCTGCTCGAAGTATTCGCCATTGTGAAAATGGATCATACCTCTCTAGAATAATGTCCAGCTGAGTACCCATTTGTGTCAGCATAGAAGTTTTAGTAACCTCTACCTCAGATCTGGCCATCGCAGCCATAATATATTTTTCTTCTTGAGTTACTTTGTTTATGTCCATAATTATCTTCCTTATTTGAATAGTAGAACGGGATATAAACTGGATTTACTTTTTTGGTATTCGCGACCCTACAAGTTTCACTACTTCCCTAGTATTCTCAGACGCTTGTTTTGAAAGTTTGGCTAAGCGTATCATTTGCTTGTAGATCATGCTAATTTGTATTTGCTGGAACAAGCAAACCAAGAAAAGAAACATCACAAATACATAAAGTAGTGTCATATTTAAGCTACCTGAATATCAAAAGTTCTTTTCCTACAAAGCTCAGTGATAGTCTCATGCATATGCCTATGAGCATCAAAGTCATCATCCTCTTCTTTATTCCAGTTCTCATCGAGACTTATGTGACACTTTCGACATAGCTTAGCTGCCATCATATACTCGTCATGATCTCTTTCAGTCTCATAGCCAATAAATCTCTTCTTGACTCGATGAGCATGATCAAATTTTCCTGGTGGTCCAGGATCAGTAGTCCCGCAAAGTTCGCACCACACGATTGGGGCCAAAAATGTCACTAAGTCTTTTTGCCACTCTCTATGGACTGCTGCTCTTAAGGTGCTACTCATTATGCTTTCCGGTGCCTTGACATCTTTTGCAGGTCTCTGGATTTTCTATCCTTTGTTTGTTTATTCCTGTGCCATTACATAGTTTGCACGTGCGGGCCACAGTCCCCGTGCCATTGCAAGACCCACACGGCTTTTGAGCCATTGGAGATAGGCCCGTGCCGAAAAACGTCGTGAGCATTCCACGGCCGCGGCAATCCCAACAAATTTTTTCCAGAACGGAGGTCATATCAATTTATGTTCTATATCGGTCTTAGTTATTAGTTCCACTTTTGTGGGTGTATCTAACAATCCTCGTATCCGATTCACTTCTGTGAACGCTTGTATCTGATGTTCAAAGGATATTGGAGAAGTGAAGAGGACTTTATCTCGGTCATCCACACATATCCACCACCAATCAGCCGCTTCTTGTCTTTTACTTACCTGAAATGTAGCAGGCATAATGCACAAAGCTTATATATCAAATCAAGAATGCCGATCACCAGAAGAATGATCCCTAATATCAACAGCTTCTTGTTCACTTTCTGTTTCATGACATGCCTCCAAATTTCTTATCCAAATAGTGGTCTCAGAGTAATTAATCTCATAAGACTCTATCCTAAATCCGCTCTCTTTAATGAGAACTTTAATCTTCTCACCAAGAAGTTGACCTGTAGATTTATTTGCCACCATTAAAATAACCTCCCTTGACCCTGAGCTTCAAGCTCTTTCCTTCTCTTCTCGTCCTTACTTAACTTGTGCTTTTGCTGAAGCTCTGCAAAGGCTCGATTTTGATCTCTAACCTCATTGATAACTTCTCCACCATCAAAATCATATTGAATCGCGTCATCAAATGCTATTAAAGTATCAAGAAATTGTTTCTCAATAGCCAAACATCTGTCGCAAATGTCAGCACTTCTAAGACGACCATATGATACCGTCCTTACTTGCACGACATCTGAAGTAGGATGGGCATGGCAGTTACTTGAGAAGTAGTCTGTCATAGCAAATAATGTATCCCAACCACCTCCAATGAGGTAACCCTTAGCACTCTTAAGGTCACTCATCTCAGTAAATGTATGACTATCAACTAATCGGTGCTGGCTCATAATCCCATGCCTCCAGAAACGGCACAAAGTGCTCTGACCCTGTCTCAATTAATTCTTCTAATAGATAATAAGCTTGTCGACGTTCAATCTCATACTCAAACTCACTTAAGAAACCACTCACTAACATGGTATCAAGCCAGATTAGATATGTTGTCATTACGTCACATTCGCAATAGTTTATGATACGTTTCCAGCCCTCAAGGCCGTCATTGTAAAACACCCCACAAACTTGACTACCATCAATTCCTAGCTTTCCTGCAATCCCACAAGCTAATGCCATTTCATCGAGTCGTGCTCTAGACCGAAGACCCCATCCACAAATGCACTCCATCAAGTCAACAAAATGATCACTATTCTTATTAAAGTAATCCGCCCCTTCCCAAGGTTTATCCGGTCTTTTACAAAAATCCTTGATAATTGACTTGTTTATAACTGAGCGCTGGAACAATACATTAAGATCAAACTGATCTATAGCCCATCCAATTATTTGAGGTTTATTTTGGCCAATAGAATTAAGAAACTTCTCTAGTATAATCTTTTCGGTGTAAAGACCACTATCTAGTTCCTTGGGAAGGCTGAATAGCTGAAGACTTACTTCAAAATCTCCATTGCGAGATCTGGTGTACTTCCTTACTAGGCCTGAAATCGCTATCACCTTGTACAGCATGAACTTGAGCATCGGCACAGGATCTTGTTCAGTGGCGCCATTTAACCTATAAATTTCATCAAGAATAACGTTTGGAGGAGCGTCTTCAGGATCAAGCTTATAGATCTTGCAAGCGGTCTCTAGACACGGGACATACTCTGTATCAAAGAACAGAGTCGTGGGAAAAATTTTCTTGTAGATATCACCCATAATATTAGAACTCACCTACACAGAATTCGCACCCTTCAAACTTCTCACCACTAGCTCTTTCTCCAATTCTAGCCTCAAAGCCAGCACTCTTGCATTCGCGGCACAGTTGAGCAGCAGAGACGATAAAATTAGAACCTGCTCTGATAAATCTCATAGATGTAGTATTTGATAGCTTATTTACTATCTTCAATCCCTCAATAGTCTCTACAAGCTCAAATCCAGACGTCAATTGAGATTGAATCTCATCCTTTGTATAAAAAACTTGAGTATCAAATGCCATCAGCTTATTCCTCAAATTGATAAAGATTATACTTCTCAAATATTTTTTGGCAATGCTTATTGAGAAACTCTCTTGCCTCTTCCTCAGACTCGCTTTCTTTGGTTAACTTAATCCATATAAATCCACACTTTTGAGCTGCATCATGAATAGCCAAAGATATTCGATGCGGTTTTCTATGGCTAAAGTAACCTACAACAAGCTTATTAAGCTTGATATCAGTATAACCTGGATCAGCCACTGCGGCAAGTCCAGTATTTGTGTTTCTCTTAAAAGTAAATCCCATTAGTCTAAACTCTTCTCATGAAATGCCTTAGACTCGGCAATGCTTTTGGTAACTCCAGCACCAAGTCTTTGTGTCTTAGCGGCAAATTGTTGAGCCTCTCTTAAGGTTTTGACTTCAATATATCCGCCAGTCTTATGGAGATATATCATGTTGCCACCCATTCGTTCCTCATCAAGATCTTCTTCAGTTTGGATTCCACAACGAGAACACTGATTTATAAACCCAGGCTTGCCTTTATATAAAGCAAACTTATCTCCACAATCTCTACAAGTTGGCATATATTTATTCGACCTTACAGATATATTGTATACTATTTTTTAATAAATGTAAACAGTGAGATATAAAAAGTTATCCTACTCAAAAAGAGGCCTCTTCTGTCTTGGGGACATATAGGCCTTCTACTATTGTACAGTTCGTGGTAGGACGTCATCTGACTACCTCTGGTTTAAGGTAATCATCTAGACCTTTTTCTTTAATCTGCATCACTATCTGCCAAACATGATCTTGTCCTTGTAGAAACACTACCACAGGTAAATCATAAAATGCCAGCATCATGTTCTTTTGCCATCTAAAACGTTGAAAGTCTACAGTTGCTGGACTTTTAGCATCTGCAATAACTCGTCTCTCAATTCCCTCTATGCTAAAAGAAAAATCAAGCTTTGCTCGTGCAATCTTAATTCCATTGTGCCAAAAATCAAATAAGCAATCGTCTTTGTGTCTAGACAAATCGTAGATGATGTTCTCATCCTCTAATTCTTTCAGTTGCATCCAACACTCAGACTCCCACTTGCTGTCAAACCACTGATCGTCGACGAATGTTCGTTTGTTCCCGTATCTACGTTGTCCTTTGTAGCCCATAGACATTGCCTGTTACATCTAATAATGTCAGCGAATAGTAACTAATGAGTTCGATTATAACGATGGCTGCAGTGACTCTGACTCTTTCTCGTTAGTTATGTCAGGCTCACTAGGCGACCATGCCTCATTCGGTAAAAATTGAGCTGCCTCAGAAGCTAAGAATTCCTTAGCCTTTTCATCATCGTGAAAGATAATGATCTTGTTATTACAACTCTTGGCGTAGTGGTACTCACCCAACGTAGACTTTCCCATATATCCGCCTACATTTATAAAGTAGACTATATCGGCCAAATCTATTTTGCGTTTGTGAGTCTCATCTAGCTTGTATTTTGCAATTTCTCCAAATGCCTCTTCTGCTGAGCGATGCTCATCAGCATGAGGAAATGCCCCTACACTAAGCACAAGATGACCCTTCATTGTGAGTTCGAGATTCATAGCCTCAAACTCAGTCTTGAATTTCGTCGATCCACACAAACAAACAATCTTGCGTGTGTCATCGGTGATACGATTTCTTTTGGCCTCAAGACGAGCTCTCTCAGCAATATGCTCAAGTGTACGATCAAGTTCACTTGTCACGTCAAGCTTTTCGATCATACGGATTTTCTTGGACTCTACTCCAACTCGAAGCCAGTTAGTCGAAAAGAAAAATCGACTAGTCTTCGGGTCATACACGATTTTAGGCGGACATTTGCTTTCCATAATTATGTTTAGAAGTTAATTGAGTTATCTTCGTATTCCTCCAGTTGTAAATTAGATCTAGACTGCTCTTCCCATCCCATCAATCTTTCAATTCTATCTGGATATGCTTGTTGAGCTATACGTTTGCTAGTTGGCTCATATATCATACCAATATCTACAAGATCTTCAGTTTCTCTGTTCTTGCATAGACTCCATATTGCATCGAGTCCGGGAAACTTAGTCTTAAGAGGCTCACTTACTCTAAAGATTTGTATCAAAGCATCTGCCCAGTTTACAATCTTCTTGCTGCCTTCAACATCATCTTTAGTACCCGGACTAAGTGGATCATTTTTCCTGTTATGTACAACCAACATGATGTGGACATTCCACTCCACTGCAAAGTTCTTGCAACTCTCAACAAAGGCTGCTTGACTTGAATAATACTCTTCAGCATCTCCAGTGAATGCCATTAGATTATCTATACATATTAGAAAGACCCCATGTCTTCTAACAGCGAGTTCCAGTACCCTGAACAACTCTTCAGCGTCAAAGCCTCGCTTGTTATAGTGAAAAAACTTATCGTGATACCAAGACCTAACTACAGGAACCATATCATTTCGAAGATAATGATAGTTTCGTCCTGTTTTTTGACTCATCTTATGATCTACATAGACAGGTCCAGCAAAAATTTGTTCTAGCCACCAGCGATACTTATCCGCCTTTTGTTCTCCAGACCAATAAAATACTGGATTACCTCCAGCAACAACATTGGCCATAATATTTAAGATATTTGTAGTTTTTCCAGCATTGTTATCCCCAGAGATAATAGTAAGTCCGCCATAAATAAGGCCTCCAGTCGCAGCATCATAATCATGATACCCGGTAGGAACACCCTCAAGAAATTCTTGACCTTCATAATCTGCCAATGATTCAAGACCCGGCTCGGGAATAGGAACTATGTTTTGAATTGCGGCAATTACGGATTCCTTTCCATGTTTTAGATAAAGATCATTAGGATCTTTTGAATCTAAGACATATTTCTCTTGAACAATCCAACACTTATGCTTTCCTAATCGTCGACTAAGCTCTTCTATCTTATCAAATAAATGCTTACGGGTTTTTTCCTTTTGATCAAAGTCAGGAAAAATAATAATCTTCTTAAATCTTTCAAGCCAATCGAATTGATGATCAATCCATGTCAACGATTTATCGCCAAAAGGTGGAGAAACAGGATTAAATGTGCGTCTTTTATCAATCCCATGTAAGGTAAGAGTGTCATACTCCCCAAAAGAGATCAGCAAAGGCAGTTCAAAATTCTTAACTAGATTAGAGCCGAGTAATGCTGGCTTTGCGCCTTGAATACAATCGCTCTTGCATTCATACTCTTCCCAAGCACCTGCCTCATCCTTTCTTTTACGTATCAAGAATTTTCCATCAGCAGCACGTCGCTTGACAGCTCTCAGATCTCCAAAATGATCTACAAACAAGATCTGAATTTCGCCTTTAGAGTTCATGCACAAGCCATACTCTTCAATCGAGTCGGGTTCTAGTTTCCGTGTCTTGATTAAGTAATCTAGAGCTGTCTTGCTGAGCTTTATTCGCTCAACGTTTCCCATAGACGTAACGTCTGCCTTTACCATGCTTTTTCTTTATGTTACCATCCTTTAATACATGTTCTCTAGGATTAACTTGATAAAACAACATCAATCCCCAAAATGAACCCTTAGCGTCACAACTATCTCGAAGACAATTGTAATTCCCATCTTTAGAATGTACCGCAAAAGTCCATTGATCACGGCCAGCTTCACCACCGCCACACACGGGACATAACTTGAATCCAAGCCACTGGCCATTAACCTTATATCGCAATCCAAGTTTATCTAATAGTTCTCGAGGTGTTATGTTATACTGTATCGTAGACATTATTTAATAGATCTTCCAGTACTAGGATTGACATAGCCATTATCTGTTGCTTTTCCAAATTCTCCAGGATTCTTTATAAATTCTTGAAGTCGGGCTTCACATCTTTCTTCAGTAAACCCAAGCTTATCAGCCTTATGGATCATCATTTCTAGCTGATTAGTAGATCTTACAGCGTAGTATATGTGATAATATCCATTTTGTATATGATGCTCACTTCTTGATAAACCAATTATCCCTTGAACTACTTGAGCTTCACTATAGCCTGATCTTAATAACCTTATGATCATTCTTAAATCATCATCTTTATAATTAGATCTGGGTTTCTTCAAAACTCGTCTCCAAATCTCAAATAATCTTTTAGCGATTGGGATATAGTTCTTATTCTTATATGCTGACGTCTTTTTAAGTTCAGGCAATAACTTATCACAAAGAATTTCTGGTACAGATAAAGTGTCATCCCAGTCGATGGCAAAATGCTCGCAAATGTCTTGGAGAATTTCCTTGGAGTAGGAAATTTCTGCTTCCAGTATGTCAATAGACACTATTATTCAAGCTCAGGAAAGAAATGCCTAGCATGAGCTCTTCTATGAGAAGATCCAAGCTCTAAGTGTTTATTATCCTCATCTATAAACACAAATGTCTGACCAATAAAGATGGGTTCAGGGCACATGTTACACCATGAGAGGAAATCCTGATCATCAATTCTACTAATAATATGTTTGGGAAATTTCGCCTCGAATTCTTCACGAGAAGTTTTCTTAGCTTCAATATAAGCTAAAATTTTCATGACACCAAAGCAATTGCCTCACTAAGTACGGTTAAAAACCTGTCCTTTGGCCAAACAATATCATCAAGTGTTTTCATTTGCTCACGCACTACTTGATGAAGAGACGCTCCAGACATCGCCTCTAATGCTTCAACAGGAATATTAAAAACTTCATACTTACCTGTGGAGCCGGGTTGAGCATATATCAAGTTATTATATTTTCTAGCAAACAAATATCTTGGTCTCCACCAATTTGTAAATGATGACTTGTAAGTAGGAATAAGCATACCCTTAGATTTAGAGTATGCTAAAAATGCATCAGTCTCTTTTTGAGATTTGAATTTACCATCTACCTTTCCGCCAATATGAACTACAGGCCACGAGCAACCTAGTCTTTGGGCATACTCAGTGTAGTCAGCTAGACCTGCTATCACCCATTGCTTATATTTAATGTCACTTGGAATATCAGGAATTGGCTGAAAACAACTTACATCTAAAAATATTGGGTTTTCGCTTAGCTCATAATAAGCATCATTCGAATGCCCAAAATCCATAATGCTAGATAACATGATATGCTCTTTTGAGCAAAGGTAGTTAAGCCCAATCTTTATCTCGGTTTCCCAATCGGCAAAAAAGCTATATCCTATTCTACCCATCTTCACGTCTCTTTCAAACATTCTTTCAAGCTTACCTTCTTCTTGCAAATTCAGTAATCCAGGAAGAATGCCTTGAAATTGCCAATCATCGATGAAAGTAATGATAGGTTTGTTATCTAGAATTAGTTGGCCGACGAGAGCGAGTAGATGAATTCTCCAACCTGCTGTGATAGACCCCACTGAAGCAAGCCCGATCAAGAAAATATCGTGGTCCATTGCTTGAGCACCTATCTCATTCTCATTAGGAGGCTCGTTCTTAACTTCATATCCAAGTTCTTTTAGACCTTCACGATACATGTGAGACTGGGTGTAAACCCCAGTCTTCACCATTTGTCCTCGAACATTCGCACCGGTCATTCCAGTGATGAGAATTTTTTTGCTCATTTGCCTTCAACCACGTATCCAAGTTTTCTGGCCTTAGTCATCGACAAGCCCGATTTTTCTCCACGATCCAAGTCTCTAGTACGTTCTACATCAAACGGCTGGAACTTAATAAAAGTTCCTTCCTTCTTGACAGTAATCCATACCCGACCTTTGTCGTCTTGCCAGTGAATGAAGTCTCCAAATGGTTCTCCATCCTCATCCCACTCGGCTCCGGAACCAGTCAGCTCACACAACCTTTTAAGAACCGCATGCTTACGCGCGTAATAAGCTTTGATCTCAGGTTCTTGATCATCAAGCTTATAAAGTTCTTCCTTAAGCTGAACGACATCCATTTGAGAAACCGGGTAATCCTTGTAAGTGACACCCGTACTCTCTAAAGGCTCTCCCATATCCATAAGTTATATTCTCCCTTTTGATCAGTAATTAACTGTACAAGTATATTGTATACTATTTTTTAATAAATGTAAACTGTGGGATTAAAATTATTTTACTAGTGTCACTACATCAATTCCAGCCTCATTAAATAGCTGGATTGAAAATGCCCACGACTCAATCCAGTTTTTCTGGCCTTCTTCAAGGTCAAGAATAACATAAGTCTCTGGCACTACAATGAGACTAATGTCAGATTGGATTAGCTCTAATGCACATCGCTCACATGGAGGCATTCCTACCACATACACGATAGTATCTGTTAAAGACACTCCATTGGCCGCTGCATTAGATATCAAGTTCTGTTCTGCGTGTAAGACATATCTATACTTGATTTCTCTATCAGCGTATCTTTCAGGACTATCATCAAACCCTCTCGGAAATCCGTTATATCCTGTAGAGATTATCTGTCGCTTGAAATTTACAGCCACAGCGCCTACTTTAGTGCTCGGGTCCTTGCTCCACGAAGCAACCAGCTCAGCCAGAGCTACAAACCTATTATCCCAAACCGTCGGTTCTCTTCTCATTATTTGTTTGAGGATTATACTGATAATCTTTAAGGTTTAAGGAAAATTTAAGATTAGTCGGAGTTGTAGCCAATAGATGTTGAAGTAATTCTACTTTAGATTTGCGCCACCACACCATAGCACTAAAAACCTTTGGCTTTAATTCACTTACCTCAAGTTTAGTAATAACAGCCAGCTTTCCTAGCAATTCGTAGATCTGACGATTCTCTTCAGATATCTCAGCATGAATCTCATCAGCCGTTCTACCAGTTAGAGCTGTTCCTAATGCGTAATTTCCCAGTCCTGATCTCATTAAAATCCTCTAAATCCTCCTTTGATGGTTGATAGTCTCTCGTCTTGTGGAAATATTCTAGCAATGGAAAATGTCTCTCATAGACATGAAGACTTCCTGCGCTCCAGATAATGTCCCCCATCTCCACTGGCTCAAATTCTATGGCAACATTTAAGGTCTCCACCAGTCTTCCAAGTACAACCTTCTGCCAGGCTAGATCATTCTTATACCCGTACACGGCATCATTAGATCTCATACCTACAAGAGCATGAAGTTGGTCATCTCTTATAAGATACTGGACAGCATTAGTGCATATAAAATCGCTTCGCCCATTCTTGTCGTAATCTTCCCACATGTTTGGCCGAGTGTAGATCATGACAGCTCTTCTAGAATCTCTATGAGCAAGAAGTTCCTGATACACGTGTGAAAATTGGTTAAAGTTATCTTCACTATGAATGGCCCAACCATAATTGGAATTCACGTTCCCATAAGGATCGGCAGACTTTATCCATTCCTTGGGAGGATCTCCCATCGACTTGATATTCAAGTCCATCGAATCATACCACGCCAGTTCCTTCTCAATATACTTATGATCAACTTTACTAAATAAAGTTTCCTCATCGGCCAAAAAGTTGGCTGCGACGATCTCTACCATTTTGCAACCAGACTTGTCGACTACGAATTGTCCTCTTGAGTGAAGTGTTGCTAGTTCCCTACGAATATCAAATGTATTTTGTAACTTGTACATAAATTTAAGCAGTTTATCCGCAATCGTCAGGCATTCCCTAGCATTGCCAGATAGTGTACGTGTATAATTTAATGACTTTAATCTTCGTGTACTTCTCCGACAATCCGAGCAACTGGCCTATTCCAAATATCTCGGTCTAGAGATTGACCCTGCATTTGGTATCTAATCCACTCTATGGCTAATGCTGTATAGACAATTCTGTCCATCATAATATCTTCCAATGTATCAAAGTTTGGTGCCCCACCGGCTTTCATATTGTCTAAGACGGAGAGCATTCTAAATCTCTTGAGAACGTCTATCATATAGATAAAGTCCTTAATCCCTTCAGGATAGTAGTCGGCTGGAACCACACTCGACATCTCAGACGTATAATCCTGAGCCTTACGGCGCATCAAAGCTATACATTCTTCAAGAGCTTTAACTGCACCTCTGTCTTTTAAAGACGTATCATCGTCAACCATGTCATCAAATGGATTTATGGCCGGCTCAAGACTATTCACCGCAAAAACAGTGTTCTCATGAACTATGGTTATCAAATTGCCAACAAATGGTGCTACATTTGGTGGAGTCCAGCCTTCAGGCTTTATGAGGTCTACTCCCTTACTATTAGGTCTAGTTGGATTAAAGCCTACTTCTTTTTGGTTATTCTTATCCATAACCTCTTTCCAAGCCTTAGTTCCATCTGCATTAGCAAGATCAACAGTTCCCGCGGCCACTACTATAAGATCTATAAGCCCGTCAAGAACTCCAGCCGCGTCGTGATCTCTTATGGCAGCTCTAGTCTCATCAAGCTCTTCTTGAAGAAAATCTAAACGGTGGTTCAAAGCTTCAAGATCGAATGTGTGTTGATGAAATCCAAACTGGGCATGCATGTTATGCAAGTCTTCAAAGATTTGACCAGTCACAGTAATTGCATTCAAAGACTCATCACCCGGTTGCATCGGCCTAATGATTGGAAAGTCAAATACCTCTAGAGGCTGGCCGACAAATCCTGGAATATTCGGCACTGGAATGAACTCGCTAAATTCCTCACTCCACATCTTGTCACCTTCATTAACTTGGTGATAACCTACCAGCATATAATATCCCTCAGGAATTGGAAATGTTTTTCTCATATTAGTAATTGATTACGTCACTTGGATTTTCTAATCTAGTTAAAGTCTGTCTAACTACTTTGTAGTCCTCGACCTGCTCATCCCACTTACGCCACACAGCCATAACTTGAGGACTTGGATGATATAAAGGTATGAGCCACCTGTTTCCGGCGATTGGGAACACTCGACCTACATCATGTTTAAGCATTAAGTGATGCTCAACTGAGAGGGCCAGCCCCGCGAGCGCCTTATTGCCAAGTGTGCATATGATTTCTGGGTTCACGAGCTCGATTTGCTTCAATAGAAAACTTGAGCAATTCTTTTGTTCTTCTTCAGTGACGTAGCGCATGCGGGCGGGGTATTCTCTAGGATCCTGCACTGGTGTATGTAGTACTGTATTAGTTACGAACACTTCGTCTCTGGATAATCCTACTGATCTTAATAGTGCATTAAGATTATCTCCACTCGGTGAGTCCCACATTGGTTTCGCTAGCTGAGTTTCTAAACCTACATTGGTTGCTTCACCTATGAACATCACTCGTGCCGAAAGAGGCCCATTGTGCTCGTTGAGGAATGTTCTACGAAATTCCATCTTTGGGCATAATCGACAATTATGAGCAACATCAACTAGTTTTGTATATGTTTGGATACTATCAACAGCTATGCTCATTACTTTTTTGGTTTATCCTCACCTTTAACTTTGACCTCAGCAAAGTGAATCAAGTGATCAGCACCTTTAACAGATAGATCACTTGGCTCACATCCCATAACTTCTAAGCAGAATGCCTCATCAGTTATGCCAAGCTGCTCAGCGAACGCCCTAAGCTTCCCGAGTTGGCCAACTTCAATGACGTCGTCAATCTCAGTTGCGTAGTACTCGGGTCCCATCGTTCGCTGAGCAGCGGCAATAGGTGCCGGCGTCCTTAGTTTCGCCGGCACTTGCACCTTTTCGGCTGGAGAGGCGTCCGCCGTTTTAGGTGCAACCTCAACTTCTTTAGGCTCTTCCTTAGGTTCAGGTTCCTTAGCAACCTTCTCTGCTGGTGGAGGCTGTGAAGTAGGATCTTCTTTAATCATTCGATCAACTGGACTAAGATCATCGTCTCCATCCTTATGCTCTTCCCCAGACATCACTTCCTCAATAGTTTGAGGATGGATATTCATACGAATTTGGAGATTGTGAACTATTGGATGTAACTTACAATCAGCATCCCACGTCGTACGTATGCGCTCTTCATTAATAGCATAGTAGAGCTTGCAAAAAATCACGCTTTGATCTTTACCGGGCGACGCCACCAACATGACCAGCTCATCAGTCATGTCTAAAGTCTGTGCAGCCAATAGAAATGAGCGAGTGAAATAAGTCTCGACACCACTTCTAATGATGTAACGCTTGTCAGCTTGAAAGCTAATATCAAGCTTTATTGCATCTTTTCCCTTATGAGTCTTCTTAACAAGCTTAAGACCCATAAGACGGCCGGTCAGTGCTTTATGCGGAATTGGAATCTTCTTATTGTTGTTCTTATAATCCAATTCATACCACGGACAATCGGGATCGCCACTATCACCGACATAGATATATGTTGGCACAGGAGGATCTCCGAACCCTAACTTGATGTCTTCTTCTTTCATAGTTTTATAGGAACTTTCTGAACTGTAAGATTATTATATACCATTTTTTAATGAATGTAAACTGTGAGATTAAAATTATTTTTTCCACCTATCACTAACATGGGTATCAAGCTTAACGGGTACCTTGGTTATGAAGGTCTCTCCAGCTTCAATCATCACGCGTTCTTGGATTTCTCTAGCTCTCTCAACATCTTTCTCTGCAACATCAGAAATGATCTCATCGTGAACAACATGACAAATCCTTGCGTCAACTTTCTCTTGCTTAAATTCTCTTATAAGCCGACCTAATGCCAACTTGGTAACATCAGCACTAGTTCCTTGTACTGGAGTATTTTTGCCATTTCTCTCAGCTTTAGAAGCTGCAATATAGTCACCCTCTTTAACATTATATTTAACAAGACGATTGGCTGCAGTTCGTGACTGATGTTCAAATCGTCCTTGTCTGCCGCACATATCTAAATAATCTTTTAAGCCGTCGTATGCTCTGAAGTAATCCTTCATAAGTTTCTCACCTTCAGCTTTAGTCAAACCTGATGAGGCTGCAAACTTGTCTGGACCAATGCCATAAACTATTCCAAAGTTTAGATCCTTAGCTCTTCGTCTTTGCACTGGAGTAACTTTATTCAACTCAACCTTAAAAACCAAACTCGCAGTAAACTTATGAAGATCATGACCTTCATTAAAAGCTCTCATCATATTAGGATCTTCACTCTGATCAGCCAGTATTCTGAGCTCAACCTGTGAATAATCACTGATGACTAATCGACGTCCTTCCACAGCCATAAAACAACCTCGATATGAGGAAAGTTGAGGTACTTGCTGCAAATTAGGTTCATAGAACGATGAGCGTCCAGTAAGTGGTCCTATTTGATTTATATTTGGATGAAGCCTTCCATCTAACTCATTTAAATGTCTAAGATACTTAAGTCCAAATGCATTGTGATATTGTTTGATGCTGCCATACTTGATGAGTAAAGGAATTGAAGGATGCTTATCTTTGATCTTTTCTAAATGATCAATAGCTGTAGACTCTTTCATCTCTCCAGTTTTCTTGTCTTTAACCAGAGGTACTTGAACTCCTGCTTCTTTAAGTTTTTTCTTAAGTTGCAAAGGACTTGAAACTTTGAACGTGGAGACCTCAAACAAGGTGTTCATAGGATTAAGCATTTGACTTATCTTAGACTCAAGTCGTATCATTCTAAGATGTTGACGACTCACATTGCTTACCCATCGTTGAACATTTAGCCAAATTCCAGTGAGCTCAATTTCCGCAAATGCAGGAATGGCTTCAAACTCAATCTTAGCTACCCTTAATTGCTGCTGGTCAGATAAAAGTTCTCTAGTCTTTTCATAGATCTTTGGAAGATACCTTGTATCTAAACAGCCATATACGATTTGATCATCAGAGAGGTTTTCTTGACTCCAGTTACTTAGACGTTCTGTTTTATCGAGTCTCACATTGCAGAACTTCTCAGCAACGTGGACTAGGTTATGTCGCTCGTACTCATCTCCACAACATACTAATTGATGAGCAAGCATCGTGCAATAAACACGATTCATAATGTAGCAATCTAAATGTTTTCTTAGCCACTTAAGATCAAACTTAGCATTATGAAAGATTTTGAGTCTAGTCTCATCTTCAAGAAATAAAGCAATCTCTTCCCTCATTTCTTGAGACAATTTGAAGATGTCAAATGCTACCGCACGATCACTATCCTTACAATAAATTTGTACTAATCTAAGTCTTGCTTTCTTTACCGTAGGATCTAAGTCTGTCGTCTCAGTATCTACACCAATCTTGTCAGTCTCTATGAGCTCCAAGCCTTGACGTACATCCTCATCTTTGTCAATAAAATAGATAGTAAAACCTTCTAAAGCTTTACGATCGTATTCGCTAGCAACCTTACTCCAATCATTAAAAATTCTCATGCTACTAGAGGCTCAACACCTAACTCTTTTCTCATAAGAACAAAATCCTTCAATTTTTCGTAGTTATAGGCAATAGCGTGTCCATCTGTATACCAAAATGGGCTGCCGTCGTCGTCAACAAGAACTCCCTTATCTCGGTATTTCTTAAGGGTCGGTCTTGTTGTCTCAATTCCTTCTTTAGCCAATGTATCGAGTGCTGTAGACTCCAACATTGGGGTGAAGTCTACCTCATATCGATTCACATACTGGCGAATAATCTCCAACATCTTTAACTCTACACTGCAAGATTGTGTAAGAAGCACAAGCCTAAACTTGTCAAAAAGATCAGCATCTTCTTGACTACTGAACTTCCAGACAAAGTGCTTAACTACTTCATTATCCCCGTTTTTTGCCATTTTCTTTTTCTTCGACAAGCAAATGTACCTTATGTAACTGTAAGGTTATCTCTTTATAGTATTCCATGAATTCCTCAAGAGTAAACTCAGCAATATCTACATAAAGGTTATCAAGCTCTTTAAGCTGTAGAAAGCATCTAGCTTGAAATGAACTATTTCTTGGCCGTCTTTTTCCTTTAATAAGTTTCATGCCACCAAAAAAATCAGGCTGTACCACTGTCACGACCATAGTCAAATGTCCGGTTCTCGCCAACAATTTCCTTTCGGTGTTGGTGCCATCCGTAGAAGTTTCCCCATTCCTTGCACAATAAATCAAACTGAGTATCACCCTTAGATTCATATCTAAAGATGTGGGCCATATGAGTGCAAGGCGTAGCAACGTGCTCAAAAGGACTTGGGTGCATACCGCCGACTAAACGTCTGTAGAGATCAAGATCGTCGGCAATATCGCGGACGCCATGATGATTCATGTAGGAAGAGCGAGCACATCTTGCCGTTGACACTTGTTTACTGAGCTCTACAATCGTTTCATTAACACTTGCTGTGGTGTCAGAGTTCCCGACGAGCTGCTCAGCGTGTCTATCTAAATCAGCTAAGTCATCAGCTTTCATCAATGGAAGATGCCACTTTCCTAATGGCACATAGTTAGGTTCAGACTTATTGTATGCTTCAAGCATAGCCGTCGCTGCTGCCCTGATCTCTGGTTGAGCATCTTTATGATAACGTTGGGCAAAGAAGTTATCCCAATAGGTCGATGTCACTATCACTGTATGCCACATAAACGGCTCAAGAAGTCTATTAGCCAATGATTTATGTAAATGATGATCCACTAGCTTGTCAGCATGTTTTGTGGCACTTACTCGAGCCGATTCCCACACTATCTTGCAAAAATCAATTTCACGATCTGAAAGTGAGTCTCCAGATTGCATTCCTTTGATTTCTTCACCCCAGTAAACTGGGTATGCAAGATTGTTTGATACACGTTCTCGCATTTTCTTATAAGGAATAGCTCGACTGGAGGCAGAATTTCTGCTAAACACTCGATGAGTGTTGAACTCAGCCAACACAAATCGGTGCATTACCACCTCCATTGTGGTAAGTCGTACCCCATCTGGGGAGATGGAGTCTAATAAGATTGTCGCTGCGGGCGCTTTGTTAGACATATATTTGTTGTGATACCTAAAACCTCCGTAATTTCTTTGTCTCTGTCTTCTATAGTTGGATCGATGATTCGCTCTAGAATTTCTTTAACCTCTCTGAAGACATACCACCTTCGTGTTAACTCAATAAATGCTTGATACTGAGGCCAGTCTTTGTATTCAACATCATCGAGTTTAGCATTGTGAAGCATCTTAACATACTCAATGCGCTCTTCTTTAATGCAACGCATCTGCTCAACAATATAGTCATGAAGTTCCTTGCTCACTAGCCAATATGTCAGCGACGAGTTCCTTGATCTCACGATACGCGGCCCATTCTGCTTTAAGGCCTAAGTATCTAGAGTATTGAGGCCATTCCACTGGATTTATTCCTTCCTCTTGAGCATTCTTTATCATCTCTGAGATTTCAGAATACTCTTTTCTAGTCTCATCCATTCTTTGCTTCAAATGTTCGTAAAGATCACTTAAATTCATTGTAGGTATATTGTATACTATTTTTTAATGAATGTAAACCGTTGGATAAAAAAAGTTTATCTTTCTTCATGATGACAACTTGATTTCTTATCTCTCTACGCGGGCGTGTATACGGTTTTTGGTTCTATCTTATATACTCTAATTATAAAGGCCTAGGAATAGGAAAAAAGAAAAAAACCTACAAAAAAAGAAAAACAAATCTAGGAAGATAAGACTATTGTACAGCTATCTTGGCTATATCATAAATCACTACGAGGAAGCATATAGTCTTAAAGTAAGGTACAAACTTCATTTAAGATTTGAAGTTGTCATCATGGATTGCCGGGTAAATGGGAAATATTGAACCATTATAACATACAGCCCATACAATTTAGATGAATCCTAGAATGCCCTACGAACGAAGATTTTACTGAAGATGAACGGTCGAACGTTAATATTCATTAAAACGCGTTATCATATAAAAAAGGGAATAGGATTAACACCCTACTCCCTTTCATACCATGAGATCTAGTTGATCGTTTATGCTGGTGGAGCCGGTGAGACGGCGCTGCCGACAAGATCGAACCCGGTCGCATTGGGGCTGTCATAATTAAAGCCGAGCACACCCGTAATAGGTGCTTCCTCGTCGGCATCAGGATCGCCGTCGGCACGAAGTGTCACAGCACCAGAACATTCCGTATCATTTCCTGGCGCACGAACCACGGTCGCGTGAAGCTCGTTATCAGGATCGACCTCGACACTGAACTGATCAGTGACGTCATTGCCGTCGGCATCGGCAGCCTGTACAGAAAAAGAAGCTGATCCATGTTGATAGTCTCCTCCCGTCGGAGTAGCTGTCACATCGATATTTTGTCCAAATTCCAATTTCATGTTAATGATATCTCCTTCTACGTAGTTTTGATCTCCAACAATACCCACCTTAGTAAATATAAAACGTTTGCACTTGAGTTGATCTTTTATCCCAAAAACCACTTCACCCATTACGATGACAAGTTTTGTAAATCTAAGCTTCCACGACAACTGCATAATGTTCTCCAAGTCGAAGGTAGTATCAAGATAATTGTATACTATAATTTCTAAGATGTAAACTATAGGATATAAATAATTAACATAGCTTTTTAAAGCTATCTCTTAACTTATAAAGACTCTCCACAACAACCACAGCCTTCATCCTTTGAACTTGATCTGCTTCATGAGAAATCAAATCATTGAGGAGTCCATTCATATTGTCGATAGAATGATCCACAAGTGCTAAGACAGGCTTCTTTTTCTCAAGAAACTCTGCCTTCACCTCATCGATTTTATCCTCCATCAAGCTCTCAGAACGTCTTAATGCTCTCTTCAATGTAGCATTATCACCTAACATCGTATCAGCATCATCTCTAAATGTTTTTACTTGAGAAATCCAGTCAGAAAGTTCTTCATTGAGAACAGCCACCATGTCAATGTACACTTTGACCGTCTCTGCATGATTCTTCTCAGACTCCGAATCATTCCGATTGGCCTCAGAGAGATTCTTTTTGCGTCCTAGAAAGTACGCCAAAAGACCTACAACTAAAGAGGGGATTAGAGACTCAAGTAGACGCTGTATAACCTCGGGATGATTCCCTTGTGCTTGTGTGAGAACATCTTGTAAAAACATGACTATTGTTGATGCGCATCAAGTACCCTTTGAGTATTTTCCTTAGCCGTTTCTAGCTGGTTAAGTAACGCGTCAACAGTCTTTCTAAGAGCAATTCTTTGCTCAGTATTTTTGCTACTTCCCAAAATCATCCGGCTCTTTCTTATTTTAAGATAAACTACAATCCAAAAAGCGAGTTGAACGTTATTAGATAACCATCCAATGCTATAACCTAGCCAACTATCCAACACTCCAGCAATAATTCTTGCTAGAAAGTAAATGAAAAGCCATTTCGTCATATTCCAAACAATTTTAGACAGACGATAGTTGTCGATGTAGCCAGTTGATCGAAAGAGCTCGATTACCACAAACAAGGTAACAGTCGAGTGAAGCATTCTCAGTAGGAATGTCTGAACTTGCAGATCCAGTATAGTAAACGTAGTCTGAGTTCCGACTATCATAATGACAATAAAAATGCAAACCACAAACCAGAATTCAAAATGATCTTTCACAATCTGATAGATGCGAAGATGTTTAACACAATCTAATGCATTTGCCATAACATACCCCCAAGTGGGGAGAATTTACAAATCCCTCGAAAAGTACAAAAACAAAAGAATCAAGCCTACCCCAATACAGAGTGCTAGAATTCTCCACCATTTACTATCAAATCTCTTCATATACGGCATAACATCCTAAATTAAAGACTAGTCTTAGTAATAGGAGTACGTCGGAGCAAGGTTTTTGACGCCTTGCTCCCTAAACTAAAGCTATCCTCCTGCAGTTTCTTTAGGAGGATTAAAGTCATTAGTCGTCGGTGACACTAAAGCATGCTTTGGAAGCATTTGCTGTAGCTGGCCTGTGTTTCCAGACAACACCGCCCTAAATATTTTAACTCCGAAAAGAATAGCCTGCCCGATGATGTCATCAGAGCCGGTATCATTCTCATCTTCGTTCACCTTGGAAGTGCCAACAGCCTCGAGCATTGGCATTACCATCAATAAAAGCATTCGCCAGTTAAACATAATTACTCCTTAGGATTCTTTGTAAGTGATGGAGCTGGTTTTCCTATGATATCGCCTTGCTCCGTATTTGCGGCCTCGATATTTTCCGCCTGGACTGAGTCAGTCTGTATACTAGTATTTGGACGAGGTGGGTTAATTCTTAAGCTCAACAAAAGAGCACCTACCAAGCCGTCAATAAGACGAGGTATAAAATCCGGCTGCCACAATATCCAAGTCACCATGAACATTGTAGTGAAGATCAATATCCACACTGGAACTGGAAGCTCTTTCAAAAAGTGCAAAAGCCATCCATCTTTAGCATCTACCGGTAATACTGTTGTCGTCATAAAAATTACTATCCTCCCACGTACTTGTTCCAAACTGCTTTAACTTTATCACTCTGAGTGCCGCCTGTCATTCTATAAACAGCCAACAATTTGGGTGTCGCCGGCATGTTAGCAAGTTGAACGTGAGGATAATCGACGAATCTCCAGTTCCCTCCCCAAGTCAATCCTACTTGATTTGCCCACCGCCCAATATTCTTGTAATAATGATCATCCCAACTGATCTTCCCGTTTACAACAAATGCAAGGTCAACTGCCACACCATAGTTATGATATGACTGGCCGGCATCCGCATTCGTTACCTTAGGTCTTTGTAAGAACAAGTGATGCTGTTCCTCAAAAGTTCTAAGACCTTGAGTAACTACTAAGGTATATCCTTCACTCTTGGCCAAATCAATGATTTGCTGTACCTTCTTAGCTAGGAAGGAGTTGACTCTTCCTAAAGGTCCAGTCGGATTGCCGATAATGACGGGATGTGTTTCTTCAGGAACATGAGACGATGAGCTGAAGTTCGGCTTAGTAGGCTCATATAACCTATCAATAAGCTCGAGAGTAGTATCTCCAGCCTTACCATCAATAACCAGATTGTGACTTTTTTGGATGTATTTGATGACATTCTCTAGCTTCTCATCAAATACTCCATCTACAGGAACACCCTCAAATCCCATAGCCTCGATAACTCTCTCGAGATTTAGCACATCAGGCCCCTGCATTCCACGCTTTAATAGCATAAGATCTCCTTTAGTTAATATAGTCCAGTCATACCATATACTCTTTCTTGAACAAACCCGTCAGAGTTTCTACACCAAATATAATATGTGGTTCCACTCTGCTTAACTACCGCTATTAGTTGTCCAGGTCTATATAATGCAGATGGCGAGGGTAAAATAGCACTATTAGACCCAAAGTGAGCAGTAATTGAAGAATTCACAATTGGCCAGGCCGACGCATCTCCATGAAATCCGCTAACACTATCTACTTCAACTGAATGAGGTCTATAGTCCTCAGTGATTGCAACCTTATCAGTATCTGAAAGCTCGAGCAATGATGTTTCAGCTAATGGGTCTGTTAGTAGTCCAATACTTGTGGTATTGTAATTCTTATCTAACCATAGGCCTCTTTGATATGCTCTATAATTACCTGCCATTATATCCAAAGTACTAAGACCAGTAGCATTAAATGTTACATCCATGAGTCTTGGAGTCAAAAACACCTTAGCAGCCTTGTTGATATGCTGTTCTCCAACGTCAAGTCCAGAAAAATCTGGAACAGATGTCCACTTAAATCGAAAAGTAGAATTAGATTGACCAATAAACCAAAGATTAAATGCACAATAGCTTAGAAAAAACACAGAAGACAATTCCCCTGGAACTTTAAGACCATTTTGCTCCCAAGTTGTCTCATGAATTAAATGTCTTGTAGTAGTAACATAGCGAGAGTCGTTCCTTCCTACTGGATAAATTTCACTTGGAGAAACATAGAGATCTAATCCATATCGCTCAGCTGGTTCATATTCTAAAGATCTAAAGGTTGTTTCCCAGTCGTCTATAGGAACTGATAGCCAAACATCATTAAGTGACAAAACAGCAGCTGTGGGGATTTCCTCATATTGCATATAGCCTGGAACAGGAATAGGAACGGACTCAAAGTCAATATCCATCCACCCACCGGCTCCATCAGTTATTTGTCCTAAATCCCAAAAATTAATAAAGCCTCCAAACAATCTTCTCTTCAAAGGATCGTCATCAACATTACGTCTATAGCCTGAATTCTTATGAGTCTTCGAGTCTTTATTCGGCTCTTCAGGAATTGAAATATTAATGTCTAATGTTGGCATTATCCAATATACAAACGACTATGTTGTTCTCTCGGGATCGATGTCTCATCAGTCTCAACTTTAAGATAAATGATCTTTCGAATTCCGTCAAATGGAGTTAAATCTAAGCCATCTGCTTCTAAGTCCGTCCATGAATCCATAGGATCAAATTTCCCAAAGTAAAAGACATTGTCACTATTCACAGATCTTAATGACACTCCTGGTCGACAGTCTACCTGCACTGCAAATAACACGTTTCCAGAAAACACGATAGAAAACGAGAAATTTGATAATGGATTTCCATCTAAGTCTAATATTCCAGTCATCCGATTTTAAGCCCCTCAATATCAGTAGTAAGGCTCTCATGACGACCTGTTATAGAAAAGCCTTCCACCAAACAATTGGCTAGATTATTTGAGTCCTGGTCACTGACCGAAATAGGCAACCCACGTCGCAAATAAAAGTAAGTCCCAATCAAGCTTATAGTGGCATCACATACACCTCGATGAGATCTTATCAATAATCTTCTCACTAAATTTAAAGCATCATTAAGAGGAATTTCACCTACGTTAAGCCTCTTAATAATAGGATTTTCTAAACCTAAACTTGTGTTGTCATAGGGCACAAGCAATTTCATTTGACGGCCAACTAAAGCATTGACACTAAAATCTCCAGATTTAGGCTCTGTCAATTCCTTAGTTACTGTATTTAAGATAAAGTCGTGCACAATTGTTTCAACTTGACAAACACCTGGACCTTTCACCTCAAGAGTTTCCCGGATTGTCTTTATCAATCCAAACTCAAGCTCCATAGTAGAAAGAAGATTTCCAGATTGGTAAGCGACCATGTAATCTTGTTTGAATGGTTCACCTAAAACTAGATTCTCATTATCTACAATCATCAATCCACTAACATTAGTCCATACACGTTGTTGAACTTGTCTTGAAGGCTGGAAAGGATCAGTTCTATATCTAATCTCTGTTACTTCATATCTAATATCTTCAAAGGTAGGTACTCCATCTGAAGGTCTAGGTATCAAGGCAGATTGAGTTCGCTCACTACCTGTTTGACGTCCAAAGAAATCATAAGTAAAAGTCTCAAGTGTTTCACCTATCGTAGTTCCAAGATAGTTGGAGGTCTGTCGCCTATCACTAACAATTTCAGACTTGATTACCACAGCCGGATTTGAAATTCGTCTATATTCTCTAATTGATCTTACAATCAAAGTTCTAGTAAAGTTGCCTGCCGACGTAGAACCTGATTCCTCAAATTTTGTTTCAGATCTTGTGGTATAGAAATCAAAGGTGCCTGAGTCTTCAGTATAACCAAGGTAATAGGCATCAATCTTTTCAAACTTCTTAGACAATTGAATGTTTGATGCATCAGACACAGTAAATTCAATAGATGGAGGAAACCCCGGCGGGAGAAGACAAGTAGTATCCAATATCCATATCTTATTTTGATACTCAAAGATTAGAGGCTCAAAAGTACCAATAAGACTAGAGACTTGACTCAAATAAGACTCAGTCATCGAGAAATCTACTCTCTTCACCGGGAAGTTTGGCAAATTGTGGATAACCTCAGTGAATCCCAGTCTAGTAAGAAACACATAATTAAAGATATCCTCTAAGAACATGTTGCTAATTGGGACTAGCTCTGTGTAATATGGATTACCTGACACATCGTAAAGTGTCTCAAACTCAGTTACAGCAAGAGGAACCTTTAGAGGATCATAAACAACCGTATCACGATTAGGTCCTCTACCCAATATTTCAGTCAACGTCGAGGTATTGGTAAACTGGAATTGAGTAATTGGCGCCGATTCTTGTCGTGTTAAGCTATAGTGAGATGAGTCAATTAATCCTTCGTCTATTAAGACTTTCCAGGTGGTGCTCATCCCAATGACTTCACCAATTCTGAATCTAAAAGATGTGGCTGCTTCAATCATCTCTATTTGAGATATATCTGCAAGCTCAAACGAGAGGGAATTGCCAATCTGATTTCTGGCTTCAGAGTATGTAAAGGACTTGATGTGTATTGTAGTTAAGCCGTTGATGATCAACTCATAGACAAATTTTCTTGTCTTCAAAGTCGATGGAGGAGGTACTATATCTACAATGATGTCGAACGGGAATACTTCAGGCTCTGCATTCGAGGGCCTCATTTCAAGAGTCACACCGAAGTCGCAACGCATGAGAGGGTACTGCCGTAATGTCGGGAGAAACTCAACTGAAGTATCTACAATACAATCAATTTCTGGAAAGAGGTTTGGTTCTCCGTCAAGATGCGCAAACGCATTGAGCGTAGTAGAACCTGAGAAATCCACTTCCCCGATGGGCCCCGCCATCAACGGGGTGAATTCGGTTTTGCATCGAAACTTAACCGCAGCCAACAATTGGAAAGTAACGACAGGCTGGAAGTCCGTGGAACCCACGAAGGCAACCATGATCGAGGAGGTCTCTGTTACTTGTTCTATTACCGGCATTCTATAATATTATACCCACTCGTGTGAGACTGACTATCTTTAGTACTTATACACCCTCAACCCTCTAAATGTACTGGTACGCCCTGCTGTTATGTCTGCGGAACTATGCGAGAACTGCAAGTTAAGTTTTAGACTAGTCATAGAAAACCCAGTCAAACTTGTAATAGGATTCGGTCCCCCTGGGACAAGCCACGTTATTCCATCTGTTGAAACTTGGAAATCAATACGACCACTCGCAGAATTATGTGTATATCGTGCCCACTGTGCCCCACGAGTCGCACAAAGTTCCAGAACATTCGATGAGTATGTCCCAGTATGTCCATCTACTGCGTACCACGCTGGCCCACCGCCACTATACACCATTTGTAATCCTATGTATTTAACATTAGCAGAATCTTGCAGGTTAATAAAAGTTGACCCTGAAGGATTAAATGACGAATTATAAATCTCTATTGTCTTATCGGTAAAATCATAGAGTCCTGTTTCATAGGCTTCAATAGTGTTACCATTAGTAGTGCTAGTCATCGTCATCTCTGTCCCATTCTCTGTAATAGTGATATTAGGATCATTCAGACGACGAGTAAATAATCCATAAGTATTAACAACACTGTCATTAAATGGATCTTGAAATAGGGTTGCATCAATACCAAATCTAGTAGTGATGTAATCCATCATCGCGGCATCATCAGTTGATCCTAGTTTGGCACTAAAAATATAAACAGCGGCAATATCTCCTTCCATTATAGTTGACCCATTGGTCAAGATTTGAGGAGTCGCTGGTGGCGCTACAGTATTTGAAGAATTGTGATAAACCAAATTACGGGTTTGATATAGAGACTGGTCATTAGTTTTTGACCACGCTTTATATGTATGCCACGTATCTAAGTAAGGGGGTTGCCAATGAACAGGACCCATGCGGCTTGAGCTACGAAAAAAGCTATCATAAATATCTGACCCCGTGTAGGGATAATGAGACAGACTAACATTACTTCCACCAAACAATCCTCCGGTTGTTAAGGTTGCAACTTTGTTGACTATGTATATTGAACACTCGGTTAGGGACAACATAGATGGCGGAAAAAAGTATCTAGCAGAACCAGCCGCATTACGCAAAACAGGTTGCCCATTAAGCACTCCTGTTTGATATGTGAGACCTGATCCACTTCCTTGTAGGGCGAGATTTCTCCCATTTCCACTTTTGTCTGTCCAGTTTCCACTGATAGCTGTCCCATTAGACAAAGCATAAGAATCCGCCTCGTGGTACGACCAAAGGACTCCAGTGCTTGCTGGAGTCCATCCACTTGAGTATTGTGGTCTTCTTATTAAGCTCATTACACTGTACGTCTCATAGTAATCTCAGCACCAATAAATAAAGCAGCAGCACCTATTGTATCAGATCCATCAGTCCCATCACGGCCAACTTTGATGTGCATTAAGGCGCCTGCCGCGGATCCTGTATTAGTTAATCCTGTTATGGATGAGCTTGTTATTCTTGAACCGGTTCCAGGCGCAGCTGTTGTAACCGTTTGTGCCGTGTTGAAACTAGGATCGTCTGTTGCACTTGCTCCAGTATCGGTAAATGCCGTAGATACTTGCCACTTACAATTGCCACTAGTGGCAGTAGTATACCAAAGGATTTTGATATCGAGTGCTCCAGACCAATCACCAGGAAGTAACAAAGTCATCTGTGCGGTTTGCAATCCAGAATCAGCAAACGATAAAACACCTTTATGTATATTTGTACCAGTAACGTCAGTTGCTGTAGGCGCGCCAGAGGATGGTAAATCCCAAACAGGAGCCGGAGTTGTTCCATTAGTACCTGCAGCTGGAATCCATATCTTTTCAACCTCGCCAATGGCATTACCAGTGCCTTCAGGATCAATAGTCTTGTTGGTAAGTGTTGCAGAGGCGGCATTCTTAGTCGCATCTGAGGTATTATCAACATTTCCTAATCCAACATCTCCTGCAACCAATAAAAGAAGCGCCTTAAAAGCAGCATAAGTTTTTGATTTAATGAGCTTGCCTGTAGTTCCATCAAATATAGCAGGCAGATCATCAGTCACACTGGCTGGTCCAACCACAGCCCCATTAATATTAACCTGAGTGATAAACCAATTGGCACCAACACCGGCTTGAGTCCCAGATGAGGTTCCATCAACAGCACATATTAGTGCATCTCCTACTTCAACAACGGGACCTGATCCTCCACCAATTCTACCAGCAACTGAGACTTTGTATTCATGACCTGCATCAGCTGCAGGATAATTAGGATTAGCTGAACAATCGATGACCCCTTTGAAGATCATCGCATCGCCAATCCCTAAGTCACTCAATACCTGAGCAGAGGTTCTATTTACCCAATTACCCCCTACTCTTTCAAGAAAATCTCCATTAGCAACACTGGTTATAATGACATCTGAAAGTGCATCAAGATCATACGCTAAATCCGTCTTTAGTTGAGCTAATGACCTATTGACAAAACTTCCAGCTTTTCTTTGAAGAATATCATCATTTGTGGGAGTAGTGATGACAACATCTGAAAGTCCATCAAGATCTGTAGCGCCTGTTACTGGAGTCTCCCAATCATAATCTCCATCTGCATTAGATTCTTTTGTAAGAACTTGACCTGTAGTACCGCCACCTGGTACCTCAACGCCACCCACAAGACCAACAAATATCCAAGTAAGAAAGCTTCCTAAACCACCAGGTACATCACCCAAATAATCAAGATCAACTATATCTCCTTTAACTACAGGTATAGATAACCCTGTTTTTGATCCAGATCTTGCTCCCGCTAAAATCTTTAAGTAATTAGGGTAGGTGAATTGGCTTACCCCGTTTACTCTGACATTAAAGCTAGCATCATGTGTTCCTGATGGTAACGCAACACCTAGATACACGTCGAACTCAGTAATAGTTCGATCTTGATCGATGACGACCTTGATTACTTCGAGTCTCGTTGAGACAGTAGCACTAAAAGCCTCAAGGATTCTCTGTTCTACAAGTTGCGGCATTGCTTAATCCTCTATAAAGATCAACTGGCCAATAGCGAAGCTTAATTGGCCTCCATTAGGCACGACGATAGCTGATGCTAAAGGTGCCCAATAAAGTAAATTACCACCAGTTGGAGCATCAAAAACCCCAACAGATTGCACGGAACCCCAAGCAGAACCAGCCGTTGGAAAATCTACAGATGTTCCATTAGACTTCACTCCACTTACTGCATTAGGAAAGTTAGTGGTATTATTAGTTTTAGATACTCTTGCATAGCTCACGCCACTAACCTCGGTACCTCCACCAGCATCAGTTGGATTAGAAGTATATAATCCAAAATAAACTGTGGCTGGAGCAGAATAGGCAGTATTACCTAATATGTGATCCAATACCTTGTTTTCCAAATAATCTGATTTACCTGCCATTGTAAGGCCTCCGTTAGTTAGTTACTGTGATTGCAATTTGTCCAGGAATAAATGAGACAATCCCATTAGTGAACACATCAATAGGACTATCAAAATCATCGAATACCATAAGATTTCCAGCAGTTGGATCATCAAATATTCCAGCTCCGACGACCGATCCCCAATCTTCAGCTGCTTGAGCAAATGTAACATCTGTGTCATTCAGCTTTTGGCGAGAAGCGGCAACGGCCCAATTAGTTCCATCATTAGTCACCGCTACACGAGCATAAGAAGCTGTTGCAACCTCAGTTCCTCCAACTCCATCAGCATCAGGCATTACTAGAAACAGCCCAACATATACTGTAGATGGTGTAGTATATGCCGTATCCCCAAACACGTGATCTAACAATGCTTCTGCTAAATATGAGCTAATCATTATGCTGTTACCACCCTATAGGTAATATTTTGTAAAATCCCACTAGAAAATTTATCAAACTTTAAGAACTCCGAATTAGAAATTGCATTAAAGTTAAACGTTCCAAAGTCTCCGGCTATCACAATAGCTACGACTCCATCAGTGGAGTCTGCTGTTGCAAATAAAGCGTTTATGGCATCAAATACAGAAGAAGCTAGCCAATCAATCTTGATTTCTATATCAAAGCCTTTGTCATTGGCAAATACTTGGCTATATGGTGTGCCATCAATTGCTTTTATGATATTCTTTTTCAAAGCAGGCTTTAATGGCTCTAATCCTGTTACTGAGGTCTTACAAGGAGTCCCACCAGCTAATCCAGTACTGGTCAAATACACATTGCCTATTTGGATTGCATTATATCTAGCCATTATTGACCTCGCTTCTGAACATCATTTTGGTTTGGTCTATAGCTAGTTGATGCAAGACCTGTCTGGTTATTGATATTCACATCAAGGATCGGCTTGCTGGCAGTATCAATCTTTACTCCAGTTTTTGTCAAAGCCGTGACAACACTATCTAAAGCTACTTTGATAGCCTTCATCCTCTCAGTAGCGTCTTTTTCCTTATTCTTAGCATCCTCAGCTAAAACATTCAAGGCTTGTAAGCGTGAACTTCTGAGACTTGCAGTTAACTCACCTGGACCCAATTCCCCAGTGATACTAAGAGCTTGTTGTGCTGCAAAAACCTTATCCTCTTGACTGACTCCACTCTTATTAAGAAGATCAATCTTCTGCTGTGCAAATTTTCTAGTTTGCTCCGCTACTACTTGAGTACGGACAAGCTCGTCAAATCTCTCAGCATTTGCATCTCTAAAGATATTAGCATCTCTAGATCTCAGCTGCAGCAAACTTCTAGCATCTTCTTTAGTCTGTCCATAGCTATTCAAACGACTAAACAGCTCGTCATTAGCCGGTATTCTCGCTTCTATTGCCTTGGCAATTGCTTCCTGACCGAGTATACCTAAGCCTGAAGTATCAATTTGCTTAAACTTCTGAAGATCTACCTTTAGCTCCTGGATTTGAAGCTCAGTCTGGACATATTTTTCTCTAGAAACACCACCTTCATAATCTCTAGATAATCGATCAAGGCCTGATGCACCGAGCTTTGCTTCGAGGTACCCGCCAGGCCCATACTGATTGGCGTTATTGAATCTTCCACTAGGATCAAATTGAGTAGCATAGAACTTCGCAAGCTCGGCTTGATTAGCCAATGTACGTTGAGAATTGACAAATTCAGCACTAGCTCCAGCAAATTGAAGATTTCTTTGGAAGCCTCCAGTTTGCTGATATGAGATACCTTTAAGGGCAATTGCTTGCTGCTCATAGTCCAAAGCTTTGAGGCTATACAAGAACCGAGTTTGGCCAAGTTCAACCTTAAGTTGAGCTTGTTCCATCTTAGCCATGTAGTCTACAAAGTCTTTTCCAAATGCACCAAATCTCTCTTGTGCTCGATCAGCAGCAGTATCTATATCTGAGAATAACTTGACAAATGGATTATCTTTACCTTGTATTTGAACAGAGGTATCTCTAACTTGTTTAGTTAGACTTTGGATTCTCTCAACAGTTGACTTTATAGAGGCTTCAAATTGATAAGTAAGTCGTTCCTTATCCTCGTCGGTGAGTTTGTCTTCTCTACCAATGCCACTAAGACCTCTCTGGAGATCTACTAATTTCGCATTAGGATTTTTGACAATAGTCTCAAAGGATTTAGAAACAGCATTAGAGACGGCTTCAGCATACTTATATGCTTCACTCTCTAATTTCTCCTTATTAAAGAAGATCCCCGTTATATCTAACTTTGATTTCTCAAGGAGTTCTTTATAGGCAGCATCAATTGCACCTACATCATTTTTCTTTCTCTTAAGGACACGCTCAAAGGCAAGATCTGCTATAGAACCTTGACGCCTAATATCTTCTTCTCTATCTTGCTCTTCTAGTCTTTTCTTCTGTTCCTCAGCAACTTTCTTTTGCTGAGCCTCAATTCGCAAAAAAGCATTATTGCGTCTTATTAGCTCTTGCTCATAATCAGATGAAGCATTTCCAAATAATTGACGACCAATCCCAGCAAACGAAATATCTGCTCTTTTCTTGAGAAAATCTCCGCCACCCGCTGCGCCAATTGCATCGCCTTGAAGTCTCGCTAACTCACTAGGAACGATTCCTGCAACTGCTCCAATGCCACTTAGGATATTATATATTCCAGACTCAGAACCTTGCTTAGCGAGCTCTGCTGGACTTATACCTTGAGAAAGCTTTTCTTTGGTTTGATCAGCAGTTAATCCAAGCTGCTGTAATGACTCGTTTAAGCCATTGATAAAGTCAAAAACACCACGACTGTTGGCAAAGCTTTCAGACAACGAGTTGAGCATGTTTTCCCATGCAGCTGATGTCTTAGCTATTTGCCCGTCAACAGACTCTAGTCGATCCTTAGCAGCACCTGAGAATAAGGCAGCTTTCTTAAGAATTTCATCCTGATAAATTCTCTGTCTTTCAAGTTGAGATAATGACTCAACACTTCTAGACTGCTTTTCAGCATATTCCTTATAGAGAATTTGAGGATTCTTGATTCCTAATTTCTTATAAGCTTCATCCTGACCAGTAATAATCTGATTAGTGACGGTGGTTAACTCTGCAGCATCCAAGCCTCTAGCAGCACCAAGATCTAATAATCCTTTAACTGTTTGATCAAGTCGACCAGGCTGAGCTGTTCTTGCAACAAGCTGTGCTACTTTTTGAGTTAGCTCCGCGGTTTTGACTATAGATAATCCAGCAGCATCAGCATACTCTTTATTCTTTTTGGCCAAAAATCCGTAGCTAACCCCCATCTCACTAGCAGAAGCTTGAAGAGCTCTTTGAGATTGGAGTAATTCTCGATTCCTATCAATCGCTGCATTTGCAGCTTCAACACCTTTATAGATACCAGCAACAGCTACACCAATAGCTAATGCACCACCAATACCGTATCGAGCATCAGGTAAACCTAATCCTCGAGCAATTGGAGTAAAAGCCTGCAAGGCACTAGACTCTGGACCGGCTCTAGGAACATTGGGAGCTCGTAGCTGAAGTCCAATGAGCTCTCTCTTAAGTACGGCAATCTGTATCTCAGCTTGGCGGGCGTCTTTAACAATTTGAGCAACGACCGTCTTATCCGTTTCCCCGATTAAGGCTTTATCTAAAGACAGTACCTTACTTCGAAGTTCCTGAATTCGCTCAATCGCCGCAGTTGCCTCAGACTTAAGAGCGTTGACACCCTTGCCAACATTAATATCTCTAATTCGAGAAAACTGTGCTTCTAGTGATCTTAGATTAGACTGAAGAGTCAGCAAACTCTTGCCTTCTGTATCGGCTTCAGTAATCGGAGACGTTCGTCTTGGATCGATAGACTGCGCCTGGAGTGTCTGGAGTTGTCGTAAGAGTATTAACTCACGTTCCAATTCTGCGATGTTGGTGCGAACGCTCTCAGTCAGCCTGTCGAATTGGTTCTTACTTAAGTCTCTTCCAACAATCTGTTCATCTATAGATTTTAATGTACGTTGCAATTCAGCAAGTTTAGTCACATTCTCTCTTGCTCGAACATTCACATACTCAAGGTCATTTCCAAAATCTTTAACTGAGGTCTTTTGAAATTCTTGAGCTAAGACTTGAGTTCTCTTTTGGAGAGTGAGCATAGATTGTCCAAATCTATCAGCTCTCACCTGGCCCTGCTCAAAGGCCCCAGACATGGCTTCAGCCGTCTCAGTAGCGTACCCTTTCGCTCTATTGAGATCGGCTTGCCATTTCTCTTGATTACCTACATTAAGGTCAAGAGTTAAATCATCATTATTGATATCATCAATCGCCATCTGGTTTGTTCTTAAGTTTCTGCTTAAGGTTCCAATCGTCTACACGACGAAGTCGAGCTCTTTGCCCGACATAGACATCAAATAGCATTTCCGTTGTTGGAGACCAGGTCGTTTTATCGTCATCTTCACTGTTAACGATCCCTATCACCGATTCTAGTAAATGGTCAAGATCATAAACTTTCCACTTATCTTTGAATCTGTCGTTGAGTGCTTGAGCAGCTTCTTCTTTGAAAAGATCTTTAGCGACTTTTACTTCACAACCATCGCAAAATTCTTTGCCGTTGCCTTCCCTTTTGAAACAAACTAGCGGACATTCGTCATACTCTGGACTTATGTCCGCTAGCAAGACCTGGTAATTAAGGAACTGCCAAACAGCTACTCTGAAGCATTCAACGTAAGTTCTTTTGGGTAGACTTGATTTTGATAAGAAACCCAGATATGATCTACCATATCATCCATTTCGGTGTCGGCAAAGTACTGCCTGAAAGCAGCTTTTGTGTCGACGCCTTTAGGATAACCTGGCACTCCCTCCGGGTGTTTTCTAAGGAGATCACTCAAAAAAGTAACACGAAACTCTTGCTGCTTTTCCTGCTGCTCCAATTCGGTCTTCCCAAAAAATTCGCGCTGAAGGGCACGAAGCTCAGGTCCCAAAGACCTGCGTAACTCAAAGATCATTGGCTCATATCCAGGATATGTGAGAACGATCTTAATTGTTTTGAAGTCAGGAGTAGAGTCCTGATTGATCATTCGATCTACAGGACTCTCTTCCACGACTTGCATTTTTTCTGCTGCCATAATAAAGGGCTACTCCTTACGTTGCTAAGAACGTCGCCGTCTCACTCCCGTAATAGTGAACTCGATCAGGAGTTCCTGCAGTACTTGAGTTATAGAACGGTGTGCCGGTGATGTTGATGGTTGATCGATTTGCCTCACCAGCAAAGGAAATCGGATCATCAGAGAGCTTGATCGAAGTCTTAGGTGCATCGATCACCACTCTGTTGGCTGGAGCTCCAAGATACAGATTGACAGCCACCACACTTTCAGCTTCACCCAATGTATAGATGGTATCACCGCGAGACCCATAGACACTGAAGGTAAACGAGCTGGTACGATCCCCATGCTCCAAACGCTCAATGTCAATATCATCATACGGAAACGCATCATCACCAGAGAAGATGTTATTGCTGTAAGTGTAGGTAAA